ACACGTCTTAGTTTGTCCGATGATCCTGAAGCGAAGCAGATGAAGGAAAAAATCCTTGAGTCTGCTACTATGATGGGATTACCACCTAATGTTGATATGTCTGTAATTTTCGGCAATATGTCTAATATGTTGAAAAACATGAAACAGCATCTTGACACGGATGACACTACAGACTAGACTAACGAAGTCCACAAAAACCAAATCTAAAAAATCCAAAAAATCCTATGTCTTTCGCAAATCTTAAAAAGCAATCCTCTCTTGGTTCTCTGACTTCAAAACTTGTTAAAGAAGTGGAGAAGATGAACAATACTGGTGGCAGTGGAGATGAACGCCTCTGGAAACCTGAGATGGATAAGACTGGTAATGGATACGCAGTTATCCGTTTCCTCCCCGCACCTGATGGAGAAGAACTCCCTTGGGCAAAAATGTATTCCCATGCCTTTCAAGGCCCTGGCGGTTGGTATATTGAAAACTCTCTGACTACCATTGGTGGTAAAGATCCTGTCTCAGAGCACAACCGCGAACTGTGGAACAGTGGACTTGATTCTGATAAGGACACCGTTCGTAAGCAGAAGCGCAAACTGTCATATTATGCCAACATCTATGTTGTGCAAGACAAAGCAAACCCTCAGAATGAAGGACGTGTCTTCCTTTATAAGTTTGGCAAGAAAATCTTCGACAAAATCATGGAAGCAATGCAACCTGAGTTTGAAGATGAAACCGCACTCAATCCCTTTGACTTTTGGGCAGGTGCTAACTTCAAACTGAAACTGAAGAAGAAGGATGGTTACTGGAACTACGATGCATCTGAGTTCGATCGTCCTGCTCCTCTTCTAGATGATGATGAAGCTATGGAAGCAATCTGGAAGAAGCAGTATTCACTCGCTGGACTTGTTGCACAAGATCAGTTTAAGTCCTATGAGCAACTGCAGAAGCGTCTTCAGATGGTTCTGGGACAAAAGTCTGCTCCTCCTCGCTATGATGAAGAGACTAATAATGAGGACAACGATCGTGGTTCTTTCACACCTGACTTCAACTCCCGTGACATCAATCCAGTTCCAAAAAATTTGAAAGATGAATTGAATGCTCTGACTCCTACTCCTACTTCAACTACTTCTGAAGATGAGGATGATGCACTGTCATATTTCCAGCGTCTTGCAGAAGAGTAATCTTTTATTAAAATAAGCGGATATTTTCTCCGCGTTTCAGGGTTTCACTCACATACTGGGTGGAACCCTGTTTATATGGCATGATTTCTTCCATATCATTCATGACAATTGGAACATATTCCTGTCTGATTAGATAAATGAATCTTTTGGTATTATCAAGGTTAATTTCATAATCAATATTTGTAACCGCATCTCCAATATTAGGGATTGTTACATAAGTCTCTGTTCCGCTATCTAAAAACTCAATAGAGTAATCTGCAGAAACTTCTACTCCTTTAGGGAAAACTACTTTTCCAGTGCTATCTCTTACTTCTTTTGATTCATAATGATGAATTCCATTTGCGTTTTCAACACTTCCATATTTTCTATCAATAAATGATTCAAATGCGCTTTGAGTTAGTGGCCATTCAGTTTGAATATTTTGAATATTATTTGCTAAAAGAATAATCCAATCAAGTTTTTCATCCCCATAAACATCAAAAGCAATATTATCTGGACGATCGTCTCCAATAATCGTATATTTGGTAAAATATGATAAGTCACTAAGGATATCTTCCCTTATTTTACCTCTTTTGAATAAATTTTTGACTTTGATATATTCTGAGATATTTTTATCAGATGTTCTACTGACATAATCAAAGTCTGGAATGTTGCGAAAATAACTTGCCATTTTAGTAACCTACTTCTAAATCTGTTATTGGATTTTTAATATCTTTTGTATTATAATCATCTTCATAGATAGGATCGAGTTCGGTAAACGAAAGTGTCATCTGATATGAAGTCATTGTCCTTGAGGCGTCATCAAATGTCATGTATGTTCCGTCTGGAGTGTATTCAACATCACATGCAGTTAAAGCACATTCTTTGATTCTATTTAATGATGGATGTTGAACTATCGTTGTTCCATTGTGTGTTTGATATTGAATGTCAAAAATATTAGGTGCTTTTAAGAAAACATTACTTTCTGCTTTTTTGACAGCCATTCCTTGCTTAAAGAATCTAATAATTTGCTTCACCTGTGCTGCTTCTGGCGCACTTCTAGGAGACATTTTAAATGTAAATGTAAATGGACGTAATGTAGGTGCATTGAAAAGAAGTTCAAGGTTTGGATTTATGATTGCGCCAGTTGCACGAGACAGAACTCCTTGAACACCAACTGCCTCTTGTGCAAGATATAGTTTTAATGCATCGGAATAGGTGCTTTTATCTGCTCTTAATTGTGACTTAATTCTTTTATAGATTTCTTCTATATTTGAACCTAACTCTTTGGTGTTATCGGAATCCATTAGTTCTAATGCGGATCCAACTGCAAGACCACTTATGGAGTTCAATGAACCAGGATTCCAATCAACAGCATTTCTATCAACAATACCATTTTGAATTGGAAGAGTTACTGAACCGGTAATTGGTGTTCCAGTTCTCCTTTTAATACTTGACTCTTTTAGTGAGGTTTTAATATTAGAACCCTCTGATGATTTCATTGAGAATCTAATTCTATCTTGTTTATTATTCCTCATATCGGAAGGATAACAGTAATCTCCATATTTCGTTCTAAATGTTTTACTGGCTATTTTGAAATCATCATCAATATCTAAAGGATTATCAACAGCATCTTTCACGTCTTGAGCATCCGCATTTAGATTCCTTTGCCCCAATAAAGTTTGGTTTTTTGTGTTATTATTGATGTCAACTTTTTCTTCTGCAGTTACTGCTTTATTTGCCACTCTGGTAACATTAATTAATTGATTTGGAACTACCTCTCCGTTTTCTTTTCTTTGACTATTTGTATTATATCCATCAATATTATCTTGTAATCCATCTACTTCTTCAGTATATGGAGTTGATTCAAATTTACCATCCTCGTTTCTTCTGGCAACTCTTCTCCAATAAGTATCTATAGTGAGTCTCACGCCTACTGGTGAGATCCTTGTTACTGGTTTTGTAAATAAATCTTCAGGCTTAACGCCTTGTACTTGACCTTGATTGATAGGTGTGTATATATCAATTATGGCAGATTTTCCTGGCCCAGAACCACTGACTACTCCATTTTCTACATTATATGTAACTCTAGAAAGTGTACGAGGAAGTTTTCCGCCACTATATGTTTCAATGCCAAGTTCTTTTGTGATAATTGTCTTTGTTTGTGGCACGATAGTATTGTTTTTACTTATTTATAGGTTTTGATATAAAATAAGCATAACCAATATCACGTAAGTCCTGCAGTTCACTATTTCTGACTACGTGTAAAAATCCTGGTACTTCTTCCCAGGTGTAATTTCTAACCTGTCCCCAGTGATAATTTAATCCTTTAAATCCCCACTTATAAATTTCAAGACATGCAATTAGGGGATGTTGATCGTATTTAATTCCTGGTGTCTTTGCATTATATATGAACGTATAGTAATCACCAACATCGGGGATTGCTTGAGTGTCAACAAGAATTTCCATAATCAACAACATTCTGTCTTCAGCATCACCCATTGACTGAAGACGTTCTTTAACTGAAGTGATTCGATTATTTCCAACCTCTTCTACAAATTGAAACTCATCTATCTTTTTCTGGAGCGCCATTCTTTAATACCTAATTCGTTTTCTGTGATAATTTTGAATTCAACTCCATTATCCAAACAAAATTCAGTTGCTGCTTTCCATTTTGCTTGATTTACAGCATATGCTTTTGCTTCATAGATGTAAGATTTGGTAACACGTTTTCCTTGTTTTGGTGGTTGTGTTTGTTTTGAGGGTTTTACTTCAATGACATACTTTTTAATTTTGCCACTGGTTTCTTTTACTTCAATTAAAAAATCTGGATAATACTGATGAACTCTGTTGTCAACAGGAGAAACATATGATATACTGAATTCTTCACTTGCCCATTTTAAAATATTAGGATTCGTATCGCAGTAGTTACAAAATTTTCTTTCCCATGAGGAACGGCAAATAATATTATTGACATCACCCTGATATTTTTGAGGAAAAGATGGTTTAAACTTACTCTTTATACTTTCTCCCATATATCGTGCCTACATAATATAACGGTAAAAATATTTATAGACATATGTCTGCTGCAATATATCCCAGTAAGAAAAGATTATCAGATTTAAAGACAAATATTCTTAGGACTGCTCAAACCTCACACTTTCAGGCATGGTTCACTCCTCCCGTTCCTGTGCGAAATTGGATGAGTCAAAAATCTGCTGCGGGTATAGGGAAAAAATTTACTAATGCTAAGGATGAATTTTATTCTCTGATGTGTAGTGATGCCACACTACCTGGTTCTACTCTTGCAACACATGAGCAAGTAAATGACTTTACTGGTGTAACAGAAAGACATGCATACAGAAGGCAATATGATGAAAGAAGTGAATTTTCATTTTATGTTGATAGGGAGTATGATGTAATCACCTTCTTTGAGAATTGGATGTCATTTATTGTTAATGAGCAACTCGTTCAAGGACTTGAAGACACAAACTATTCTTATAGGGTTAAATTCCCTAAGGAATATCAAACTAAGATTTTTATCAATAAGTTTGAAAAAGATTATACTGGCAGAATGCTGACATATCAATTTATCAATGCATTTCCACTTAGTATTAACTCAATACCAGTATCTTATAATGCATCCGAAATTTTAAGAGTTACTGTTTCCTTTTCATATTCTAGATACATCGTGGGCTCACGTACTAAACCAATAATTGATTCACAACGTGAATTTGAACAAAACTTGAATAATGCTACAAATAGTCGTATCCCAGGTACAACGGATTTTGGACTATCTGGAACAGCAACTGGAGCCGAATTGATTCAGATTAATACCCAACCTGGAGCTTTGGGGGACTTTGTTCAAACCTAATAAATAATCACACTGAAAAACTCTTCGGGATATTATGCCTTTACCAAAAATTGCCACACCAACTTATGAGTTGGAATTGCCATCTACAGGAAAAACAATTCAATACCGCCCATTCTTAGTTAAAGAAGAAAAATTACTTGTACTTGCTCTTGAAAGTGAGAGCACCAAGGAAATTACCACAGCAATCAAGAATGTAATTAAAAATTGCATTCAAACCAGAGGAATTAAAGTAGAACAACTTCCTACTTTTGATATTGAATATCTGTTCCTCAACATTCGTGGTAAGTCTGTTGGTGAAGAAATTGAAGTAAAAGTCGCTTGTCCTGATGACGAGGAAACTTATGTTCCCGTCACTATCAGTATTGATGATATCAATGTACTGAAAAGCGAGGAGCACAATAATAAGATTCAATTGGATAGTGAACTTATTATGGAGATGAAGTATCCATCTCTTGAACAGTTTGTTAAAACCAACTTTGACTTCAGTGAAGACAATATTATGGATCAGTCTTTTGAACTGGTTGCCACATGTATTGATAAAATCTATAACAAAGAAGATGTATGGGCATCTGCTGATTGCACTAAAAAAGAAATCACTGATTTCCTTGAGTCCATGAACTCTTCTCAGTTTAAAGAGATTGAGAAGTTCTTTGAGACAATGCCTAGACTTTCTCATGAAGTCAAAGTTACTAATCCAAATACAAAAGTTGAAAGTACCGTTGTTCTTGAAGGGTTAGCAAGTTTTTTCGCATAGCCCTTATCCACATGGATTTGGAGAGTTATTATAAATTAAATTTTTCGTTGATGCAGTATCATAAATATTCATTAACTGAGATTGAAAACCTTATTCCATGGGAACGAGACATTTATGTTGAGTTGTTGAGAGCACATTTAGAAGAAGAAAAACTAAAACAGCAGCAACAAAATGGGGCCTAACGACTTAGATGATCTACTAAAAAGTATAAGAGGAGAGCCCAAGCAAGATAGCGGGAGCTCTTCACTTGGGTTGTATAAAGGTACTAAGGGTACTGATTTAGTCTCTGAACTTGTTGATGAAAGAATATTAAACCTCCTTGGGTTGCAAGAAGTTTTTGATATTGACTATGCAACTTACACATCTTTGCTGAGAGAGAAAGCAGCAGCAGCAAGGATGAGAGGTGCCGTGATGGAAAGCGGCGAAGCAGAATTAATTACCAACGAATTCCGAAGAGTTAAGAGAAAGGTTGGTAGATTTAAGATAAACAAGAAGAAAATATCTGCAAAAAATGTTTCAATCAGGAAACCACTTATCCAAGCAGGGAGGATGGCACTTCCTGCAGCTCCTGTGCAATCTGAAGCAGGGCAATCATTGATTCCTGAAGTCAATGAGATTGATAAAAAATTAGATGAATTAATCGCTGCTGTTAGGGCAGACTTCAAACAAGAAAAAGAAAAAGAAAAACTTGAAAGAACAAAGAATGAAAATGAAAGGAGAAAACTTAGAGAAAGAAAATTAGAATCTAGAGATTCTCCTGTTCTTAATAGTTTGAAGAGGACTGCTAGAAAGATTATTGCTCCATTCCAAGCGATTTTAGATAGAATTCTAAAGTTCATTACCTTTACTTTGCTTGGTTTTGGGTTTGATAAAATCTTTAAGTGGTTTAATGATCCTAATAATAGTCGTAAGATTGAGGTTATAGGTAGATTCTTAAAAGATTGGTGGCCAACCTTACTGGGTGCAGCGACACTATTCTTCACACCTTTGGGTATATTCATTAAAGGAATTGTCGGACTGCTGAGGCGAGCCATCCCTACATTGCTACGATTGGGATTATCAAACCCAATTGCAGCAGCAGGAATTCTTGGTGCAGGTGCTGTTACATATTCTATATTAAATAATGAGAGAACTCGTGAAGAAGAAAATAGAAAAAATGATAAAAAAATAGTAACTCCTACAGAAACTAGAGAAAGGGGGCAGATTCCTTCTGGTTCTCAGTTAATGGATGAAATGACTCGCCAAAGAGGATTTGGTGGTATGTTTAACTCTGGTGGAATGGTTTCTCCTCCTTCTTCCAATATGACTGGCGCTTTGAATACATTTAATAACGGAGGAAGAGTTACTAAGGGTTCTGGCGCTAATATTAAAGGTGCTGGAACAGATACTCAACTTATCGCAGCGTCTCCAGGTGAGATTGTAATTCCAAACAAGGCAGTCAATAAGTATGGTGCGAATTATTTCATGGATTTAATTCGTTCTTCTGGTTCCTCTGGTGTTCCTAGATTTATTAATAATATTCAATTTGCCCAAAATGGAGGAAGGATTGGATCCTCTAATGGAGGAATGCTTGGATTCTCTAGAGTCATGCAACCTCAAGCAGATTTAGGGCCTGGGTATGGAAGAAAAACTGAGGGTAGTGGATATGCAGGCAAGTCACAACTTAATTTCTTAGGAATACCAGTTCCATTTACTCAGAGACGCGAAGTATTCTCTGAGTCAGATGTGGACAGATATAATGCTCAGGGTGGATCTAGACTGATTGAGAGGATGAAGCCGCGTCGTAACTCAACTCTGCATAGAACTATTCCAAATCCAAATCTCACTAATAAAAGTTTTGGTGGAATTTTAAAAAATCAAGTTGATGCAATAAACAAAGCGGGACAAAAAAAGGTTGAGAGAATGAGAGAAGCGGGATATACTGGCCCCGTTGAATATGACAGGATGTTCCAGAGGGCACCTCAACTCCGCAAATATCAAAATCAATCTATGATTTCTCCTCCAGTGAGGAGTAGCGAAACGCAGGTAATTGTGTTGCCACCAATAACAAAGACTGTTCAGAAACCTCAAAGTGGTGGTAAAAATGGAAATGATATTCCAGACTTTAGTCCTATCGCTTCGGCAGCACATAGGAGAAAGGTAACTGAGTCTCTTGGAATCGCTAATCTGGTATAAGAATTATGGCTATTAAAGTTCAAAAACTATTACCACAAGCAAAAATATCTAAGGTTTCTTTACCTAGTTCTGCTGCAGCAGTTTCTAAACCAACTGATGCAGCAGCGTATTCTGTTAAAGGTGTCTCTGAAAAAGTTTCTGTTCTTGGGAACATTTTCAGAGGTATTCTTAATCTGAAGAGCACCTCCAATAAAAGAAAGAGAATTGTTCTGCAGAGACAGAAAAATAAAGAGAGAGAAGAAAAATTAGAAGCGAAGAAAAAAGAACCTCAAAAGAAAGATACTGATAACTTGTTGTCTTATGTTCCTGGCCAAAGCATTATTAACAATCTTATTCGGTTTGGTGGATTTACTTTAATTGGATTCTTTGTTAATCAAGTTTCTCCATTAATGCCTAAACTTATAGAGTTTAGCAACTCAATTAAACCTGGTATGGAGGCATTTGCCACTTTTACCGATTCTCTGGTTGTTAATACTATTGATTTTATTGACAGAGGATATAAAGCATATGACACCGTAAGAGGTTTAGCTAAATCAATTGGTGGTGAAAACTTTGTTGGAGTATTTGATAACTTTTCTAGTGCTCTCAATATCGTTGTTCAGGGCGCAATCTTAGCAGGACTTGCTGGAGCTTTTAAACCTAGAGGTGGAGGTAGAGGTGGAGATATTAGAGGAAGATCTGTAACAGCGGTAACACCAAGAGGATCTGCTCTTTCTGAATATAAAAAATTAATTGCCAAAGGTGTTAGTTCTGATAGGGCATTAGAACAATCTTTGAGGAATAGGGGACCTGGGATAGCAGGAGGACAAACTAGAAACCCTATTGCTTATGGTAGAGGATATGGTAGAGGAAACAATTTGGGTTTGCTGCCACGAAAACCTGTTGGATTAGTAGATAGATTTGGCAAACCATTGACAAGTCCATCCGTTGCAAGGAATATGGGTATACGGGGTGCTAAAACGGCAGTAGCAAGGGGTGCATCAAGAGCTGTTCCTTTCATTGGCCCTCTAATTAATTTTGCAATTAGTATAATTTCGGGAGATCCTGTTGATGAGGCACTTGTTGGAACCATTGGTGCAGCACTTGGTGGTTTCATAGGAACTGCTATTGTTGGTGCTGGAACATTTGGTATTGGTGCAGTTCTAGGTGCCGGTATTGGTGCTATGGTTGGTGATATTGTTGCCAGATCTCTTTATGATACTGCTAAGACGATGTTCGGTAAAAAGCAACAAGGTTTTAATGAGGGTGGACAAATTGGAAGGGAGATTAGACTTCCTCAAAAATCTGAACAGACTAGAAAAGAAGTCAGGGCACCAATCATTCCCCAACCAACAGTCATTGGTAAGAATGTAAATATTGATTTTGAAAAATTGTATGGAGAAAAGGGACTTGCTGGACTTTTCAGTGCTTCCCAAATTGTAAAAGGTGAGCAAATGTTCTCAGGAATATTTGGCGCTATTGGTGGTGCTTATATTGATATGTTGATGGGACAATCACCAAATACAGATTTGGCGAGTGCCATTGGTAGAGCCATTGGAATGATTACCAATGAAAAATATGGGAAAAAGGTTGGTGTAGAACTCGAAAAATCCTTGAAGAGAACAGCAGTTTCTATCTTCAGAACTTTATATGGTGGAGCAGGAGAACCAGTTCCTGATGGCACAACACTACAAACTACAACAACATCACAAACTGCTTCAGGCGTTCAACTAGATCCTGGACAACCTGGAGTTGATTTTACTCCTGCTGGTGGTAATAATAGAGTAGTTTTCCCTGGAGAGGTTGTTGAAATCGGACACTCGTACAATCCAAGTGCAATAGGTGGAGATGGTAGAAAAGGAGCTGGATATGGTAATTTTGTTGTGATTAGAAGTGAAGATCCTAAGAAAAGAGGAACTTTTTTTGATGGGTTGTATGCACACTTCCCTGACGGAGAGATTAAAGTTAAAGTAGGTGATAATGTAACTGTAGGACAAAATCTTGGAAGGATGGCAACCGCAGCAGAATTTGCAGATCCTGCAACAAGAAAGAGAGTTGGTAGTGGAACGGGTGCTCACACAAGTCTTGATTTTCTTAAACCTGGTACGAATGATGCATACCCAAATTATAGAGAGAATTTAGTTCCTTCAGTAGATCCAAATTTTTCAAATTTAGGAAATCAATCATTTTTACCTAACACCAATACAGACATCGCATCACTAAACCAGGAAACACCATATGAGTCTGGAACTCATGAAAGAAATGCACTTCTTTATCAAGAAGTAGTTGTTCTTACATAGTAAATAGTTAAAAAAATAATGGCAAAAGAATCCCTAACATTTAAAAGGCTTGAGATATACTCAAATGAAGATGAATCTCTATCTGTAGATTTACGTTCTGGTACTCCTAGGATTGAGTATCGTGAAAGCATTTTCTTACCTTATGTTATAGTTGACTGCTTTATTGTTGATACTGGTACTGCTATAGAGGTAGATGGAAGAATGGTAAGTGTTCTTGAAGGAATTAAATGTCAGGGTGTAGAGAGAGTTGACTTTGAAATCGAGGATACTTTAGGAAATAAAATTGCATTGTCTGGTGATAATCATCTGAGACTTGCAGCAACTAATTCTATAACCACATCATTTAAGGGAAACACTTTCAAAATTTCATTAGTTTCTCCAGAAGCATTTGATAATTTGTTGATAGAGAATGAATGTAGAAATGGTTATGGCGGTAGAATTTCGGATATTGTTAAATTAATTATTTCCCAAAACTTAAAATCCAATAAGTCAACTGTAAACTTTGATGAGACATCTCCCCCATTTAATCAGCAGGGCAAGAGTAGAAAACCTTTTGACTTCATTCTCGATTTGCAAAAAATATCAGTTCCCGAATCAAAACAAACTGACTCAGGGAAAACTGCAAAGGGAAATATGGCAGGATTTTTATTCTGGCAAACCTCTGAAGGATTTTGTTTTAAATCTCTAGATAATTTATTTTATTTTACCGGTGCTTACTTATCATATACTGACAGTCGTGGTAGGGAAATTAAAAATTACATCGAAACTAAAAGAGGGGATAATTTTATCCCCCCAGGATTTACTGATACAATCTTGCACTTTAGAACACATCGAACAATTGATGCCTTAGCACAATTTGAAACTGGTGCATTCTCTACTTTACTTCAAACTTGGGATCCTATCACTTGTGAATTTGTTAAAAATAATGAGGTGGTTACTGACACTAAGGGAAATGGTATTAGGGCAGGCAAAAATCTTCCTAATTTTGG